GGAAACATCGCGCGCGTAAGTATGCAGGCGGCGGTTGCGCAGGCCTGCTAGGAAATCCTTTGTAGCCAGGTTCGCGAATACGATCAGTTCGGCGCGTTCACGAAGGCCAGGAACAATAACCCTTTGCTTATCGGAATAGAACCTGCGGGTAGTTTTACCCTGCCCATCGGCAACCGCAAAATCATTCTGGCCTGAACCGCGTAGCGCCTTCCATCCGCGTTTCGCCGTTTGCGCGTAGACTTCCTGGGTATTGTCCCCGCTATCCGCGCCGACCAGGGCGCGCGAAACCTGATGGGCCTTTGCCAGATCGTCTAACCCGTTCCAGGTATCTACCTTGCCGAACCAGCGCAGGCGGCTGCTGCCGTTCCTGGCCCAACTGCGAACTTCAGCCCAGAAGAATCCGCGCTGACAATCGATAGCCAGCGTTCGGAACGGAACGGAATGTTCAGGGATTCCCAGGCTGCTGTCGGTGATCTTCGCGGTCGGCGTAATCCAGGCTTCGTTCTGCCAGGTATCGTTTAGCCCGTAATCGCCCGCTTCGACCAGCGCGGCCATAGCGCCGCCTTCTTCTGCCCAAGGCTGCGCCAGGCGCTTCATCTTCCAAATCCTGCGCGGTTCTTCGTCCCCGTAGGCATCGAAGGCTTCCTTCGCTTTTAGCATCTTCGCGCCTTCCTTACCGAACGAAGAATTAATCAGGCAGTTCCAATGCAGCCCAACTGTTCCCCAGGTCGAAGCCTGGCCTGTGGCCTTGAAGCCAGCGCCGCGCTTCGGATCGTTCGCTTCGGCCCGAACGCCTGGGCTGTCCTTAAGCCGAACGCGGCAGCCGCTGCATTCGTAAGTTGTCCCCGCTTCTACCTTCTGCAAATCCCAGATTCCGTTAACCTTCGCATCTTCTGGATAACGCACAAACTCCCAGCGCCAGGGTTGCAGATGCCCGCAGGACGGGCAGGCCATATGCCATTCGCGCCGATCGCTGCCGTTGTATAGCGCGCTGAACTCATCATTAACCCGCCCGCCCTGGCCCATATAAATCGCGCGGCCCAGCCAGCCGAAAGCCTGCAGGCGCGCAGCCGCTTCGGCCAAATGCCCGCGCGGCGCTAACCAGGCTTCATCGACAATAACAGTTCGCAGCGAAAGCCGCTGCAGATTGTTCTCATTCCAGATGCCGCGACAGTAGACAGTTACGCCGTTCTTAAAATCGGCGGTCGTTGATTTGTCGTTGTCCCCATCGGATAGCAGCGCCTTAACGGGCGGGCAGTTGTTCCATAGCGGGCGAACATAGCGCAGAAAAAAATCCTTCGCTTCAGGGTCGTTGGCCTGCAGCGTCATTATCGGGCCAGGCGCGTTGACGATCTGCCAGGAAAGATAAACGCGCTGCAGCAGGGATTTGCCTGACTGAGTAGCGGCCTGGATTACGGCAACTTTAGTTTCAGGATCGCAAAGGATGCGCAGCGCTTCGGCCAGCCAGGGAGTCCGCGCCAGGGAAAGCCGACCGCGAACGGGCGAATCGGGAACTTCCAGAACATTGGCTTCGGCCCAATCAACGGGATCGCCAGAATAGTTCGGGCGAATGACAGCCTGGGCGGCAGCCAGGATAGCGGCCTGCTGGTCGTTCATCGGCGGCGCGGCTTGTGCAGCCGATCCAGGTCGGCCTTGCGGAAATGCTGGGCGGGTTTCGTGCAGCCGATGTTCGCCGCAACGCGGAACATTCGCGGCTTAAGTTTATGCCGCTGCGCCATAAGATGAACCGCCTGGATCGTCAGGCCGATGCGGTTGGCATAGTCGCGCATTGAAACCCAACCCTTCGGGATTCGGTCGATGCCTTCGGACTGCATCGCCTGGCGCGCAACCAGCGGATCGGTAAAGCGCCGCGATGGGCGATAGATGTAGGCCAGCCCGTGTTTCCCGTTTTCGTGCAGCGTATGGATAACCTGCCGTTCCATATAGCCGCGATCGAACAGCCGCTTCGCCAGGTTGCTGGTAGCGTTCAAGGTAAGCAGCCGAAAGATTCGCCGCAGTTCGTGCAGGTCGAACCAGCCTGGCGGCTTCTGGTCTTTGCCGTTCAGCGCGGCCAGCAGGATTGTTAGCCCGTTCTTCATTTGCGCTTCGGTTGCCATAGTTTGAAATCAGTCTGAAAGAACCAGCGATCGCCAACCTTGTGGCATAGCCAGATTTTCCAATCGTTACCCTGAACCCAGCCCGCTACCCAGCCGCTACCCCAGCGGCTAGTTCCCAGCCTGGCGGTCGCATAGCCAGGTTCTTTATCGCATAGGCAGCCAGCGCTGAAAGCCTGCCCGCCTTTGTCGCGCTGCAGCGCTACGGATTCAAGGCGATGGATATGACCGCAGACCAGCGCGCCGCCAGCCTGGGCATAATGCTGGCCCTGTAAACTGACGGCGTTCAATCCGTGTGCGTATCCGTGAACCAGCGCTATCGGCCCTAGGCGGTATACGCCGCGCGAATAATGATAAGGCAGGATTTTCTTCGCGCCAGCCTGGCGGGCTTCGCGGTTGATTCGGTCTTTGATATCCTGGCAGTAATCGCGGATCAGCGCGCTGGAACTAGATGTAATCAGCCGATCTAACCTATGTTCGTGATTACCCCACAAATAAACATCGGGTTTATATGCCCGCAAGAAATCAATGCCCTGGGCCAAATCGTCAGCCAGGCTTTCGCCGCTTTCCGCATCGCCCGAACCGATGCCCTGGCGCAGCGCGCGCAGGTCGAAACAATCGCCCAGATGTATCTTAACATCGGGCTTAAACTCATCGCAGTAGGCCAGCAGCGCGGCGATACTTTCCGCGTCCCCGTGATCGCCGTGATTATCGCCGCAGGCTACGAACTTGATTAGTTTAGGTTTCATAGTTTATTCGCGGCTTCCCAAGCCTGGACTGTTTCGGGATATCCCTGGTAAAGCAAGCGGGCCGCCATCGCATCGCCAGCGGCGCGCAGCCGTTCGTTTTCTGCCTTCAGTTTCTTAATGTCAGCCTTCGCAAGTTCGGCGGCGTATAGGTAAGCCGTCAGCGCATCGGGCTGCTGTTTAAGTTCCGCGACCTGCGCCCGCAGTTCGGCAATCTCTTTATCGCAGGCGGCAACCGCCTGGTCGGCGATATGCAGCGGAATCATTCGTTGTTTGTTCGGTTCGTTCATAAGGTTTGCTTCGATAGTTCAACGCGAACGCGCAGCGCCCAGGCTTCCAGAACCTTGATCGCGGTTTCGGGCCGATCGCCGTTGCAGGCTTCGGCGCAATCCAGCGGCAACTTATCCAGGCGGGCGATTACCTTCGCCGTCCAATCGCTGATAACTGATTCGGCTTCGGATAGTTTGATATAGGTTCTGGCTTCCAAAGCGCGCCTGACTTCTTCGGCTTCCAGGGCGATCAGGGTCTTAAGCGAACTGTTATAGGCTGACTGCAGCCGCGCCTGGTTGCTATCGCCCTGTTCGATCGCCGCCAGGTAAACATCGCGCGCCCGCTGAACTAAACGCCTATGCTGTTCAAGCGCGCCGCCCAGGCTGTTATCTGTCAGGCCTTCGATATTGTCAGGCCGCGCTGCAGGGATCGGCGCTGGCTTCGTTCGCCCAGCAGCCCGTTCGGCGCGCCAGGCCTTCGCGGCTTCAACGCTGGTGTTCGGCATTCCTTCCTGCGCTAACTTCGCGACATAACCTTTTGATAGGTTCAGCGCGGCTGCTAATTGTTTCTGCGTTACCCTGGTCGGTTGATCGGTCATAGTTGGTAGCGGCCAGATATAATAGTTTTCAACTGAGGTTTAACCTGGATTCGCGCGCCTGGATCGGCAGCCCGTAGCCTTCCTGGCGGTTTCGGCAAAGGGATTTGCGATTTTTGCCCGTGGTGCGTGGCCCACGGCTGACCTGGGGGTGGGGTAAAAGATTCCTTAGCGGCCCGCTTAGGATTAGGATTTTTTTCTATAATATTCCGCGCCCAATCCGCGCAGCGATCGCCTGGCTTCGGCTGCATCTTTACGCGCTGAAGTATGCCAGGCGCTACCTTACTTGCCCGCAGCAGCATCTTCTTCGCGCGAATGCTTACCGCCTGCTTAGTCAGTTTCATTCGGCTGGCTAATTCAGTTTGCTGCGGCGCATCGGGCAGGCCCAGGACAATCCTGATAAGATCGAAATGATTAACTACTGCCCGTTCATCTGATGCACCTAGCATAGCCAGGCAGTCCGCTATAACTTCCTGCATTCGTTCTAGGCTAACCCAGGTATCGCTTTCAATCTGCAGTTCAGCGCGGCGCGGATCATCGCCGTTCCAATGCGCAGCGTTATCGTAGATCGGGAACGAATGCCTGGGCAGTCCCATTTCGCTATAAGGCCCAGCGCCGCGCTTACGATACTCAGCCTGTTCCTTCTTCGTCAGGCCAGCAAACCAGCGATCAAACGCCGCTTCTTCGGCGCGGCCTTCGCGCAGCGGCGGCGGGCTAGGTTGCTGGTCAGGCATAGGCATTAGATACGATAGGTAAAGGCTTCTATCAAACTAACTTTATCCAAAGATTTAACCGCGCTTCATAACGCAGCAGGCCATAGCGAACGGCATAGGTTCGCAGCCGCTTAAGCCTGGCTTGGGTAGGTTCGTGGCCTGCTAGGGTTAGGGCCGAAACAAATAGTTCTTTTGATTGGCTGCTGGTAAATCCTTCGGGGAGGTTAACCAGGATTGCCTTGATGCGTTCTATGCGCGCTGCCTTGGCTGCCTGCTGCATCGAATGGATATGGGCCAGGTTGGCGGCCATCGCGGGCTTATGATCGCGCCAGGCCTTGCGCCATTTAACCGCTTTAGTTATCGCCCGCTTATTGAATCTTTTAGTTCCCATATCCAAGCGGCGGGCGGGGGTAGCGGGTAGGGGTGAATCCCCTTTGTAGCGTCAGCGTAAAGCAAAGGGGTAATCCCCTACCAATACCCTTTAGGGTATTACGATTGTGCCAGGGTCGGGATACGATCGGGAAGGCAGGCCGCCAGAAGCCCGCCAGGGCGGTTAGGGCGGGCAGGGTATAGGCCAGGCCGCCCAAAGGCTGCCACGGGCCGCCCAGGCTATCAGGATGGGCTGCCAGGCTATACATCTTCGGAAGGCAAGGGGTCGTTATTCCGTTCCCAGCATATCTGCCCGCGAACCTTGCTATGCCTGATGCGCAGGCTGTCGGTAAAGCGGCCCTGGCTATCCTGCAGGCCTGCCCGCGTTCCGCGCTTGCCCAACTTCAAAACGAAATGGGGTAGTTCGTTATCTTCGCGGCGAAGGATCGCGGTCGATCTGAACCAATTGGCAAGTTCTGAACTCCCCGTAAAATCGTAAGTAGAAGTTATGCTGCCCTGTTCTTCCTTCTTCTTCGGCGGTTTGTTCTGGTGATGAACCGCGATAAGCGCGCAGCCCGTTCGCATTAGGCAAGGCTGCAGGATATGGCGCAGGAAATGACTGCAGAAATCTTGCTTCGATACATCGCCGCCCGCGAAGCCTAGCAAGGGGTCAACAAAGGCCAGGTCGCAGGAATGCCTGGTAATCAGTTCTTCCAGGGTTTGCCCGAAGGCTTCGCCTGTCTTGACCGCTTCGCGGTAGATGAAGATTTGTTCGGATAGGCGCGCGCGTTCGGCAGCCGATAGGTTCAGGGCGGCGCAGCAGTCTACCCATTGTTCACTTAAATCGCCCAGGTCGTTTTCCGATTGCAGGATCAGGATACGCAGCGGCCTAACGGGTTTCATTCCCCATAGGTCGAAGCCAAGCGCCCAGCGGATTGCCATAGTCGTTACCAGGGTAGACTTGC